GCATACTAACCCGCTGGAAAACTGATGGTAGACAGCCGGTGGTCAAAAAGACTAACGGAAGGGTGGTTCACAAAATCGTATGAATGACAACCTCTTTCTTCACCCACCGGCTGAGAGTACCACCCGCTACGTTCAATGGTATGAAAAGCTGCTTAACACCCCTGGCATTGATTATGGTTGTGTAATGGATAAGCGGGTTATCCCCTTGCATCGGGGTGACGTTATGGCAGTCCTGGCCCGGCCCGGTCACGGCAAATCCTCTTTTATGGCGTACATGGCAAAAAGGGAAGCCAACAAGATCATTGATCGAAAAACCGAAAAGGATGAATGTGTAATCTATGTTTCCTGGGAACAACCAATTGAGGAACTGGAAGCATTTTTTCAAAGCGGTGCGAATTACAATTCAACTGATTTGGCCTGGGGCCGGGTAAGATACCCATTCTCTTGTAATTCATCCAAAATGCGTTCTATTTTATCGCTTCCTGCCGAACCCTTGTTGATTAAGTCCTGATTACGGCATTCCCATTCATCCGGCTTAGTGAGAAGATAATATAAAACCCCCCTTGCTTCCCAGGATAAATTTGCATCATTAGCTGGTACGTTGCTAATGTGGGTATAATTCGTGTTCTTTCTAATCCTGATTATGCCGCTCATTATCTTACCCTTTACTTTTGTAACTTAATGAATCCTGATACTTTATCACTTCAACAATATCATTATTAAATTTTTCTCTGAGCATCTTCCATTCTTCTTCCATAATGGAATCTGAGAAAAATTTAATAACTGGTTCTTTATCAGATATTTCCGGGTCTGGTTCTAAATAATTTACGGATTCCATCAATATCGAAATGAATCCCGAACTATAATTTATTGATGTATCCTTCATATCAACTAAACCAAACTTTTCGATTGTTTCAATAATACGAAGCAAATCGTTTTTTATTGTAGATAATATATGTTTTCTAAATTGATGAGGAGTTCTAGCTTTTTTCTTTAAGTTACATTTCCGGCAAGCCATAAATAAGTTATAAATATGGTCACTGCCTCCTTGGGCTTTTGGCACTACGTGTTCAATATGCCAACTCTCGTCAAAATCAATATGTAATCCACAATAGGCACAATGCCCCTGTGTTTTAGTGTAAACTTTGTATCTACTTATTTCAGTTGCCATAATAAAAATCCTGCTTTCGTGGGGTTATTGGTTTTGGCCTCACTAGCCTCGAACAGTAGATAAAGAAGGCTAACGAACCAACACCCCCACCAAAGCAGGATGCTTTCTACTGTTCAAGATTCGCCCCGGCCAAAGGGCTAGTATGCTTTTTGCATACGATTTAGTTAGCTCCATTATAACACCGTTTCCCCAGAATTGCAAGCCTTCATATCCTTTTTCCTTGTCCAATAAACCGTAACAAATGTTCCGGCGTTCCGTTATACCTAACAAAAAAATCATCCGGCTTGGTCGGTATTTGGCATACTCGCCCTTGAATATTGTACCCGCGCAATGATGTAGCTATCCGCTGCGCCTGGTCAAGCGCCCCAGGGTCAAGGCAAATATAAACGTTCTTGCCGGTGAAATGTTTGGCCCAATCTTCAACCCAACTGTTAGCGCCCGGAATCCCCACGGTTGTAAAGCCTATTTGTTCAAGCACCATTGTTTTGATCTCTCCCTCGACAATCAGAACCTCGTTTGAGCGAAGATACCCAAACTCTATTTCATCGGAAGTCTTGAGGGTGTCCAGGTTGAACAATTGATTTTTAAGGCCAGCAAACTCCGGGCGGTATTTACCGTGGCCGTTGGGAAATTTTAGCCGGTGTCTCAAATTGATTAGTTTGGAATTACAAAAGTAGGGAATTGTAAAGCTGGGACTGCTTGGGTCGGTCGGGCACTGCGGGCAATAACCGAGGTGACAACGGTCAACGGTTGCCTTAGTTAGTCCCTGAGTAGAAAAATAGTCAAGCGCTTTGTCAACCTGGCTATGATACCAATCTACCCGATTAGCCATTAACTGTAAGCGGTCAATAGCTGATAGCTGTTCCTCGTATTCTTTGCGCCGGCGTTCCTCTTTGGCCCGGTTCCAGGCTTCACGCTGTTCCGGCGTGATAAAGGATTTATTGACTTCCAGAACAAAGCCTTTGAACCCGCAGCGCCGACAAAAGAAGTTACCTTTGTCCGGCCAAAAAAGAAATCTATCTTCACCCGCATTGCACTGCGGGCATGCCGCAGACCATTCTTTAGCCGTCTTTTTGCGGTAGTTGGGCAGAGATTCAATATCCAGTCGAGATAGTTGGTTTGTCATCGGTGACTCCTAGAATTTGGCTGATAGGGCTACATTGATACCTAAATTTATATCGTCAAAGTTGTCGTCGAACACTTCACCCTCGGCGGGTGCTCCGTAGAAGCGATTCTCTTTAGTGTAATATTCGTGGTAATTAGAGAGGATAAAATCATACTCACATAATCCGGGGGTACTGCACCAACAATCGAGTACCAGGGCTGAGTATGGTTGTCTTGCCGGTGGGCCAACTAACATCAAACCAGGCTTTTGGGTAAACGTTACCAGGGCCTTTAATTTCGTTAGTTCGGTATCCGTAAACTCAAACGGCTTAACTTCAGCCCACATTTTGACGCGCGGCAAGTAAAAATCTGGTAGATACCAGCCAGCGTTATCCAAATCAAAGCCTTCAAATTCATAGTAAAATTCAAAACCCATTTGAGTAAAATAAACGGCCCAGCGTGCTTCTAATCGGCTTCGATAGGTGATATGGTTGTAAGTGGTTGGAATTGCTTTCATAAATAAAAATCCTGTTTTCGTGGGGTTATTGCGGGGTTATCCACCGCTTCCGGCTCAAAACCTTCGGTGCAGAGTTCCAGGTCAGACTTAACGAATATTGTATTCCTGACCAAATACACCGGCCATTGGGTATTCAATTTGTCGCTTTGCTCAATGGCGATTTTTCCACAATCGCCAGCCGCCTTTATTCTGCGGTCTAACGACTCAGCCAGGTCTGCTCCTGCAACTAACATTTGGGCCATAGTCCTGGCGTCATCCGTACTTGGATTAGATAGCGCTGCCCACCGGATGCACGCTGGGGCTGTGCCGTATTTGGTAACGGTTACACTGCCGCCAGCTAATCTGATAATCACCGCGTCACTTCTTTTTTCAATCCTTACCCAGGTTTGCATAGTTGCTCCTTTGCGTGGAAATAAAATAACGTCTAGTAAATTCATCGGTTTCGTATTGCCTTTTTAAGAACTTTCTCTAATCCGTTTAACGATTTTTCTTTTTGTATCAATAATTGATCTAACCTAATTTTGTGTATCTTTTTTTTGCCCTTAGATAAATTGAATATTCTTTTTTCAATTGTGGCTAGCGCCTCTAATCTTATTTTGATTCTATCATTTACAGATTTTTTATTTAGACTAGAGAAATATTCTCCAAGCTTTTGAATAACCATATCTGCATCTAATTGATTATCAATCTCAAATAACTTAATATTTAATTTAGCACATTGAGAGCGTTTGAATTTATCCCTGTCTAGTGCCGTTAGATAACCATTGTAGTTATTGTGAAAATAGGGAACATAATTGTAATGTTGTAGTCCTTGTATCTCAATAGCTACTTGTATATCCGGCAGATAAAAGTCTAATTCCAATCGCTCACCATTATCAGTTATAAGCCAGTCCGGTCGTATATTTTCATCTATGTTAAATTGGCTAAAATGGACTGATAATCGTTTACCAAAATATCTTTGTAATCTGGAAGTTGACATTAAGAAAACCTTTTAGGAAACAAAAAGAGCACTTTCTTAGCAAGTCGGCCCCGGATGCAAAAGAGATTTGTTTCCGAAGGCTCGCCTGGCAGTCGGCCTTCAGTGAAGGCCGACTTGCTAAGAAAGTGCTCTTAATTGATAAATTAAATGGTAAGGTTTTCATACCCTCTTGCATCCGTTTACCGCTTAGTCTCCCCGGCGCTGCCAACGCCTCAACTAGCGATTACTTAATATGTTGTATTAAGATTATATCATAGGTAGTCATTTGTTGTCAATATCCAATCCACACCCACTATACCACATCCGCCGCCCGGCGTCAAGCGTTCGGCTGAGCTCACGCCGAAGCCCTGAGCTTGTCGAAGGGTCAACCCTTCCAGGCAATCATAGTGTTTTCCGACGCGGCTTTTTAGGTATGGGCAGCTCCCAATCGTCGATTATCTTTTGCCAATTGAGTTCCGCCGGTTTTGCGTCAGCAAACCCGGCTTGCATAACATCGCCAAATTGTTTTTGTACACGCGCGTCCGCCAACATCCCAATGCCGCTCATTTCGATTCCCGCCATTAAAATGCGGTTGCTTTTGATAAAAACTGCGGCTGCACAATTGCCGCATAGTCCAGATTGCAAAGCCTCCGCCTTTGTAGCGAAGGCCATCAGCCGCGCCTTTGGGTTAGGGGGCGGCCCAACTTTACAGGGTTTACCGCATCTGGTACATTCAACTATTTCCATATCCGTCTCCTTTTAATTACTTAATCAGCTTGTCCGTCATAAACCAGGCTAGTACCACCGCCAGCGCTACCAGGGCGAAAAATAGCCACCACATCAGCTAGATTTCTTTTCATTCAGTAACTCGATTATTACATCAGCGTGGCACGACTCGTCCAACCTGCACCAGCAGGCTAAATAGTCTTTATCTCTCAATGGCGTGAGATCAAGGTTCTTAATTGCCCAAACTCGGAAAAAAGCGATAGCTAATTCACGGGTAATTTTAGCGCCAGCGGCAAGAGAGAAAATACTATGACCAGCTTGCTTCACAATCCAATATGGCACATCGTCAACATCAGCGCCGATTTTGAACGGATTACCCCACCGCCCCGGCCGGGCAACGGAAATGGCATTTTCTGGTAAGCGCCAACCTCTGGTACGTTTTAGTTGTATTCGTTTTGTCATCAGCGGGTCTCCTGCGCCTTTTGCGCCAGTTCGTCACGGCGCTGGGCTTCGGTGATTATCGCCTCATGCCACCTGGCCCGGCGGCGGTATTCAGGATTACCCCTGAAATTGCCGTCGCCCACCAAGGCCGCTAATTTTATACTGTTATCCTCAAACTCTAAAAGCAATTCCAGAAATGTCATTTCCTCAATCGGTTTCATCAGTACCCCACCTCCTCGGCTGCCCTGGTCTCCGCGTACCAGCGCAATTGTTCAATCGCTTTTTCCAGTAGTGATTTGCCTTGATACGGAAATCCTATGGCATCCTGCCATTCGTTTAGCGCGGCAATCAGCGCCGCCGTGTTATGCGGGGCAACGGGCTGCGGCTTAACGGTGGCCCGCTCCGGCCATAGTCGCGGTATTGGTTTTTCTACTAATCTCGGCTCACGTGGATGCCAGATTGGGATTGCACCGGGCAAATGATGGATTGGGTCGGTCTCCTCGTGTGCGCTATGGTCGCGGCGCAGGAGTTCGTTTACTACCATTGCCACCAGGTCAGAATCGCCGGCGTCAAACGCCTGGTTTGCCAGCTTTTGCAGATTGTCCGGGGTCATTGTTTTGAGTAAGTCCATTAGATTGTCTCCTTTTTTAAATTAAAACGAAAAGCCTTATTATAAATTGAGCCTATCGAGCGTCCCGGCAATAGCAGTGATAATTCCTGGGCTGAAGAAGAGGGATAATTATCAATTAAAATTCTTTTTTCATCGTCTGTCCAGGCATTTACTTTTACAAACGGTTGTAATTTTGATTTTGATTGAGTATCCCATTCTGCCCAGGCTTCTAAATTATTTAGTTCGCGTTTCCATAATGCCGCCGTTGCTGTTGACAGTGAAACTCTCCATTTCTGGCAATAATCAACCACCAATTGATAATCTGTCAACGGCAACCGGAATGCCGCCACAATGGTTATCGGTTTACCTGATACTGTGTTCAAGTTTTGTCTCCTTATTTTCTCTCTACTGTCACTAATTGCCACGCTCCCCCGTTCACCCGTACCACCGTGTACCCCGCTACCACGCCCCGGCCCGCTTCGGTCAATACCAGCGCCCGCGCCTGGCCCGGTGCGCTATTGACGACCAGGCCGGCAAGTTGTAACCAGTCCAGCCGGTCGGCTACATAGCTGCTGGAACGGCCCAGCGCCGCCATCATCTCCCGGCGGCTGGCGTGGACGTCAACCAGGCAAAGCAGGAATAACTCCGGCTGGGTTAAATTTAACCACCTGGCATCGGCATCGGCTATGTAGGCGGCAAACCACGCTTGATTTTCGAGCCATTCGGCGGTTAGGTCTACCATAACGAATCCTCCCTAACTATGATACTGCGCGATATAACGCGGATTGTAATACCCAGCAGGTAGATACTCTTGCAAATCTTTTTTGATATAATGTTTGACGCCCAACCGGTTGACCAGTTCTACGATTCGCAACGTGTAGTCCTGCCAATCGGTTGTATAGGTCATCGGTAAATAGTTGGCCCGGCCAACTTTGTACAGGTCAACAAATTTATGAGTCTCCCGGATAATCTGCAAACTACTGTCAGTATCAAGTGTGGGTTCCAGGCTGACCCACGTAAAAATACCGGCGTTGTGGAATTTTTCAAGGGTGGCAATCCGGTCGCCCGGCAATGCCGCGCCGCGCTCCCACTTGAGGCTGAAGGCGTCATCCAGGCTGGTCAGGGTCGAAGCAAACGAATCACGGCCAGGCCGGAACATATCCAGATCACGCAATGCCCGACTGCCACCTTTGGTCAAGGTACTAAAAGCCAAGCCGTGAATTTTGAGCACTTGCAGCACTTGGCGGGTGAGGCTGTTGTCACCGGGGTGAAACGGGTCGGTAGTGAAAGACAACATTACCTGTTCAGTAGACCCCAACGCTTGATACTTCCTGGCGTCTTTAGTGAGCAATTCCAGATAGTTAGGCCGGGGAAATGCGCCAGCGTCAAACTCCGGGCGGGTGATTTTAAGAACGCGGGGCACATAGCAGTAGACGCATTTGTGCCCGCAGCCCCGGTAAGGGTTAGCCGCCAGCGGCGCATACTCGCCAGCTTGCCCGGCTGGGGCATAAATATAGCTGCATCCTTTGACACTGCGGCCATCAGAATTAAATATTACCATAACGAATCCTCTCTAACTATGCGCCCCTCTCGATACAGATGAGGCTCTTGCATTGCCTCATACTCAATCCAGTTCATAGCCGGGACGCTGTTAATACGTGGCGGCGGTTGCGCTTGTTGTGCCTTGCGGAGTTTGTGACACTCATGACAAATCGTTTTCCCAATGTGGCATAGCTCACCGCACTGCCGGCACTTGAGCCGCTGGCGGTTCGGGTTGGTGTTTTTGCGGCCCATCAGATTACCAGCCCCATTCGCACCCCGGCCCGCCGTAACGCTTCCAGCACATCCACCGGCACTTTACCGCTCCGTTCAAGCCGGAATTCCATATCCTTGTACCGCTGTCGCAGCTCAAACGTCACCGGCGTCCGGCGTCTGATCTCGCCCAGATAGGTTTCCGTACCGTCAGCCGCGACCCGGTTGCGCCACTGGTGGCCGCAGGCTTTGCATAGCCGATGGTTTACCGCGCCGTGGGCGGCGTAGTGTTTGGACTGCTTGATGATCGTAGCCGCGCCGCACTGTCGGCACGGGCAAGGCATTTTAGAGGGTCTCATTTTCTTGCTCCACAATAATGGTAATGGTAATATCGCGTACAATTTTTATTTGATCGCTCAGGTCATCCCCTATTTTTTCCCACCAATCACCACCGGCTAGCCCTTGAATATCGTAAATAGCATCCAGGGATAATTTTCGACCGACTTTGAATTTGTAGATTTTCTTAGATTGCGCCTTCATCTGCCTCCAATAATTTAATCGCTTCATCTACGCTGTTGATAATCGCCACCTGCCCACGCCAAGCCTGATGCCAATTTACCTCATCGGGCGTTAGCTTGCGCTTGCTAGGGATTTTGGATCCGTCTTTAATCTCAGCTAGCAGATTGACGCCCCGGTATCCTATCAGGATATCTGGGCAGCCCCGGCCCACCGTGTGCAGGTGTTGCACGGTTGCGCCTAGTTGCCGCAAGGCCCCAACGATAGCAACCTGATTAGCGTCAGTCCGCTTGGGCATTGTGTTCCAGCTTAAATCCCAACGTAGCCAGTCCAGACCCCGGTATGCGGTATTCAGTCCCGAACCGTCCCGGAAATGCCACCGCTGCCAGTCGGCCCGCCTTAATCCAACGCCTGATAGTGCGCGGGTGTAAATGCAGTTTGTCAGCTACTTCTTTTATCGTAAAATGTTCTTCGAGCATATCATTTACCTCATTATTATTGTAATCCATATAGGCTCTATTGTCAATAGACACAATAGCACTATATGGCACATCGTAGGGTTATCGTAGGGCAAGACCCCTTGACAGTATAGTACATTTATGATAAACTTAGGTATAGTAAAAATTAGTTAGCCTCTATCACCGAGGCAGGCCGCCCGCCCGAAGGGTGATACCGTACCAGACCGGGCGGCGGCACTAGCAGAACGTAAGGAGCAAAAAAAATGTTACACTATTCCAGCAAAGATAAAATGCACGAAATTGAAATGAAATACAATCCTGACCACGATATTGGGTCAGACCCGGTACAGGTGGATTGGGTTAAGTATTATCTGTTAGACATCATTCGTGACCAGCAATTCCAAATTGAGGAGTTAGAGGCCAAAGTCAAAGAGATTGACGGGCGGCTTCTGGCTAATTTACCGACCTAGTTTGAGCGTAAGGAGACTAAAATGGATGTAAAATCACGGCTGAAAAATCTTATGCAATTTGGCTACACCCTCGAACAGGCAATAGCCGAAGTAGTCCCTGGCGCTGACGTCACCCTTTGGCGCAAACTGTTAGCGCAACCAGACAAACCCCCCAAGAAGAAGGCCGCCAAGCGCACTACAAGCCGCTCAGGGCCGCGCAAGGCAAAATTCTACAGCACAGCCCGTATTGCGGGCCTGGGGCTTGTAGAGACCCTTAAGCGGGTCAATGAGAAACCCGTGGAAGCCGGCAATAGCTGGGGCGGCGCGCCTATACCGTTTGACGGGGTTGCGCCAGAAGTGGAAAATTGGGCCGATGATTATGGACTAGAGGCGATAGCATAAATCCAATCCGCTGCCCCGCTCGTGACAAAATCGGGTTATCCCCTTGACGACGGGGCGGCGGCCATTATGAAAGTTAGGAAATTATGAAGATAAATTTTTTAGACGGCAGCACAAAAGATTTTACCAATTTGCGCGGGGCCAACCTGAGCGGGGCCGACCTGGGCTGGGCCAACCTGAGCGGGGCCAACCTGAGCGGGGCCAACCTGAGCGGGGCTAACCTGCACGGGGCCAACCTGAACGGGGCCGACCTGAGCGGGGCCGACCTGAGCGGGGCTAACCTGTGCGGGGCCATCCTGCGCGGGGCTGACCTGCGCGAGGCCATCCTGAGCTGGGCCGACCTGAGCTGGGCCAACCTGCGCGAGGCTAACCTGTGCAGGGCCGACCTGAGCTGGGCCAACCTGCGCGAGGCCAACCTGTGCGGGGCCATCCTGAGCGGCGTCCGTGGCCTCGTGCGGATTTCCTGGACTGGATACGAAATGATAATCCAGGCTAAGACAACCACCATCGGTTGCCATACCCTGCCAAATACCGAGTGGCTGGCAATGGATACTGAGACCGCCGTAACGATGGGTATCAAATGGGAACACTTTGAGTTGTACCACGCCTTTTTTGCGGCGGCAATCAAGGCACTAAAAAAGACGCCCGCCCGGTGACAAACACCGAATATGAATTGCTGGATGAAATCCCGGCAAAAATAGCAGTTGATGTTGAGAATTGAGGCACTAGAGACCAAAGTGGCTGATACCAGACCATTATGAAAGTGAGGAAAATATGAAGATAAAATTTTTAGATGGTACGGAAAAAGAATTTACCAATTTGCGCGGGGCTAACCTGCGCTGGGCCAACCTGCGCGAGGCTGACCTGAGCGAGGTTGACCTGAGCGAGGCCAACCTGAGCTGGGCCAACCTGCGCGAGGCCAACCTGAGCTGGGCCAACCTGCGCGAGGCCAAAATTATACAAACCCAAATTTCGGTTGTAATTGCCGGCTTGGGCTTAGAAATAGTGTAAACGCCCGTTCCGGTGACTGAAACCCCGTGAAAAACCAGGGGCAGGCCGGGCGGGCGTCTATTAAGAAGAAAAAAATGAGGATACAATCTATATTAGCACGAAAAGTAATCAAGGTCAAGAGGCAGTGTGTCCAGTGCCAACTAGCCCAGGGTGGGCAGGGCGGCACGCACTGCGGGAACTGCGGCTGTTGCAGGGGGCACGCCGCGCCGGCCTGCCCCCGGCCTTTAACGGGGGTCAAGCCGCTGACGGTGGCACAAGCCGCCATTCAGGTTTGTGAGACAAACAGCCGGGCCGGGCGACTGGTCAGGGGGTGGTAAATGGTCAAGCAGGAATGGGTGCGTTTCTACCGCGATTTATTGGCTGCCGGTGTTCACAAAGGCGAGGCGGCCAGTCAAATGGGCTACGAGTATGAGTTGACCACGTACCAGATTAGGCAGGTCAAAGCGGAGTACAAACGGTGGGAATTAGCAAGCAAGGGAGAAAAATAATGTCTCAATATAAAAATATGGCGTCAGAGATGGGATTGATTGTCACGCAACCGGCCCCAATTCAGCAAGTAGATAAGTCTGAAATAACTGATATGGTCAATCGCATTAAAACGATTGTGCCCGGCGGCGATGCTATGACCGTTGCTCAAATTACAGTCATCGCCCAGGAGAGTATCCTGTACCGGACAGTGCCGGGCCGAGACGTTCACTATTTTTTGAGCCGTGGCAATTTACAGCGTGTCTATGATTACAAGTATCTGAAAAATTTTGCCAACTTCAAAGAGCAACTTTTGAGCGGAGAACAGTCTGCCACTATCGAGGAACAATTCAGGCCTCTAACAGAACAGGAAAAAATTACCCACGGCATTGAGCCAGATTGTATAGCTGCTCTCTGCACAATCAAAACACCCCGCGAACGCCGGGCTTTTGCCGCTGAAGTAAAACAATATTTGGAGATGGGTTTTGATAACGATTTGGCTATTAAATTAGCCAAAGAAACCTATGGAGAAATTGGAACTTCGGCGGTTGGTGTGATAGACCCCAATGAACTGGACAGGAACGGAAAAAAGAGCGAACCTCCAACGGGGTGGTCATTTATGCAATTGGCAGAAAAATTAGCCTTCAAAAATGCTATTAACCGCAAATACGGAATCCCCGCGGCTGACGAAATGCAAGCCTTGGCCTATTCGATGGCCCAGCGAGCTGTGCCTAACGATTGGAAAAATGTAGACCCATTAGTGGCGCGTGATACCCAAGCCAAATTAGCCAATTTAACGGCGGTGGCCCGCGAGGTCAAAGAGCGAGACGGTTCCATTTCTCCTGATGCACGAAAGGAGGAAATGACCAGAAATGTGATATTGATGCGCGGCAAAGAAGAAAATGGAATCGGATTATCTGAGGCTGAAGTCTTTGCTGATGAGGTCATCAGAGCTATACCATTTTTTGTGAATCAAGCCCACGTATTTGCTACCCTGCTGCAATTAAATTTGCAATTTAGCCAGGAAAACAGAGACAATTGCTTTAATCAATTGTCGATCTTTGCCAACCAAGAGACGGATAAGTTGGCCTAATTCACACCCCCGGCGGCTGGCTCAGGTTGGCCGCCGGGCATAAGGAGACAAATGTACTACGTTACCTCACAAAAACCGTATACAAGTTTACCATCAACACGCAAGCGGGGATACCCCGCAGTACACGCCGTCGATAATGGTACTACCCTATGTGGCATAAAAAATTTAAATGGGTGACAACGGAGGGGCGGAACCTCCCCGGCAGGCACGAGTTCATTAACGATAGGCAAGCGCCCGTAAAAGCCGGGGCAAGGAGAAAAGAATGGCGAAAGATATTAAGCGATTTACTAATTTCGACGAGGCTTTTGCTTACTGCCGAGAGGCCGGCTCACCGGTAATTGTATGGGTAAATCAGACTAAATATAAATTGTTTCCATCCGGGAAAGCATTAAAGGTATCATAGGCAAGCCAGCGCCCGTAAAAGCCGGGGCAAGGAGAGAAATAATGGCACAATGGAAAGACGTTTCTGGAAAGGGTTTTAACGCCTGGGAAATCCGCCTCGGTATCTGGCGGTTGAGCGTGGTCTACAACCACCGGGACTATCCTGGGAAGTACATTTACTACATCCCCGGCGTGGTCGGTGACACCCTGATGCACAATGTACCTGATGACAAACAAGCCAAAATGTTAGCGTTATCTCAGGTTGAAACTTTGGCTAGTCAGATTCTTGAAAGTACAACCGAAGCGTTGGAAGACGTTTACCAATCTGTAGGCAGTGAACAATAAGCAGCAAGCCGAAACCCCAAGCGCCCCTAACCGGGCGCTTTTTTATTTCCGTTTACCCCCCATTTCTGAAATAAGAATATCCATATTTGCAAAAGTGTAAATATGCGCTTGACACCGGCCCGGAACAGTGGTACAATCGGTATATTAAAATTTTGATATAAGTGAGGTATCACGAATGGCTAAAATCCGGGAAGTAGAAATCTTACAGGCGGCAGCGGTGGCTGTGGCTGCGCCGCGTTATATGGGCGCTTTTGCCTCAGCTATGGGGCTGATATTGCTAGAGCATTGGCCCTGGTTTGCTGATGTCGAGATTATCACCGGGGCGGCTATGGCACTGCTTGAGGGGTGGGCCATAGCGTTCATTTTTCGTAATTGGCGGCGGCTGCGGGTGGGCAGCTCACATTGGCGGGTGCTGTTAGTTTTGCAAATCGCCTTACTGGTTTTGCTACCGGCAACAGCTACACCCTATTTGGTATCATCTCAATTTAACTTACCGGCCCACCAGATTTTGACACCCTGGCTAGTCTGGTTATGGTCGTTTGCAGTGGCAGCCATTGCGCCGCTTGTTGTGGCCGCCGTGGGCTATGCTGATGTAGGTGAGCCTATCAAAGTATCACGTGAGCCTAAAGAGGCTCAAACCAATGAGCCTATGGTGTCACGTGAGCCGGTCATAACTCAAGCGCGTGATACCGATGAGCCAAACGGATATACACTGGTATCACGCAAAAATCAAGTGTTGACCCTGTTGAACCAGGGTTTGACCCAGGCAATGATAGCCGATGAGCTAAAGGTGTCATTGGCGACGGTCAAGCGAGATGTCAAAAGTCTCAATGGTTCAGTGAGGTCAAATGGCTGACCCGCGCTTTGTAGCAGTGTACATCCCCGACACCGAGCCAGAGCTGCAAGCCCTGGTCAAGGGATGGCGAGAGACCAATGTGAATGTGTCCAGGGAATTTGTTCTGGCGCTGAAGGAGAAACACATTAACCCGCAAATCGGTCTAAGCGCGGAGGGCCTTAAACGGGTAAAAATGCTCATTGAGATTTTAGAGGGGAGGCGGGTAATATGAAGCTTGAAACAATCTGGTACGGCTGCCTATTCTGGCCGGTGGCAATCCTGGCAACTATCGCCGGGCTGATTGCCGCGTACTATGCGCCGGGGTGGACGCCGTGGTAAGCCTGAGCCACACCCAACGGACTATCATTTACCGGCCAACGATCCAGGTAACAGTGACCATCAATGCAGACGGCATCCTGGCGGCTATGGTTCGCATTTTCTACCTGGCAGGGTTGGGCAGGCTGCGGGTTTGGACCGTCTGGCGGCTTCGCTGGGTGGCTGCGGCTGGCCGGGTGGTCTATTTGTATTGTTGTATTGTGGCGATACAACGATACAATAGGGAGAAATCGGGTTTTTATTGGTTATGGTACTGGTTTGGAGCATGGTAGGGGATATGGCACTCTTTGGCAAGCGCAAACAACTAAACACAACCGCCGCTCTCAGCCTCCCCCCGGCGGGTGATACCGTGGTACATAACCATTCTACGCCGTGGGTTGGAATTATCGTGGTGGCGTTTTTCTGCCTGGTCATCTCGTTTCCTGTTCTATGGTGGATGCTAGTTTTCCTGGCAGACAAAGCAGGCTACAAAGACCCGGAGGCCGCCGTTGCTTGGTGGCTGCTGTTTGCCCCAATGATCGCTGCCCTGGTCGCCATTGCGCGGCTGGCGTTTCTCGATATTGCCCTGGCTGCGTGGGACAAGTGGCTGGCGTTCCGGTTGGAAGTCGAGCAGGAAGTAAGCCGCCGTGAACACGACAAGTTGTTGACCGCCAGTACCTCGATCGCCTCCGGGCGAATGAGTGACCCGGATTATGATTTTGCGCGGGTGGTGCTGGCGGTTATGACCCGCGCTTATGATCAGTTAGCCAAGCAGGGCGGCGCTCGGTTCCGGGGACAGTCCCGCCCCTGGTCACAATCACAAAGCCTCAGTACCGCCGAGGAGATAAAGGCCAAAATCAGCGGTGACAAAGCGCTAGAGGTTGGCCGGTGGTTGGAGCGGCACGGCGTTATTACCCAGGCCGAACGAGGCCAGATTGTGACCCGTAAGTACCCGGACATTGCCAGCGTAAAGCGGGTGATAGATAGCGAGTATGACAAGCCGATTCGTCTCAATAATCCACCGATAATTGCCGGGGCGGACAATTGGAGCATTATCGAACCTTAAAATTTACACAACTTGTTAGTTTACCTATTGACAGATTGCTAGTGGTATGTTATAATGTAGTCAAGATTAAATAATAAATTAGTTAAGGAGAAATGAAAAATGGAAATCCAAAAAGAAAAAGCTTTTCAATTGGGTAAAACCTATAGTGAGAATGATTATGATCCGCAGGATGCAGATGATGAAATCAAGGCCTTAGTTCTTGAGGCCATCCCTAACGGGGTTTCACCCGAAGTTTTTGAGGATATTCAGCGCGAAATAATTATGGCTTTTGATGAAGGATATTTTTCAAGGATTTACCAATGACCGAACAACTTCACTCCCCCCCCGGCCCGCCCGGAGCCGTAATCCGGGCAGAAAGGATTTTACAATGAGACGACTAACCGAAGTAGAAAACAAGGCCCGCCAAAAAGCGTGGCTAAATTTAGATTTACCTCTATCCCAGGGGAGTATTTTTGAAGCCGGGTTCATCGCTGGCCTTGAATACCAACAAGCTCAAATTAAAGCCTATCAGGATTATATTGCTGGCCGTATCACGGCAAAAGAACTAGATTTAGCAATACTAGCGGAGGCGACACAATGACCGAACAACTTTACTCCCCCGCACAAGCCGCCGCGCTCATCATCAACGGCCAAACCGGCCAACCCGGTATCAGCCTTAGCCGGGTAAATACCCTCTGCCGCGAGGGTCGGCTGGGCCGGCGGGTGGGCTACAATTGGGTGATTAGCCAAGAGGAAATTGAGGCGTTCAATACCGCCCCCAAGCCTACACAATGGGACGGGCGACGGAAGCGCCAGGAGGTGGAACTTCTGGAGGAGGAGGCGAAAGTGCCGTGGGTAGATGAATAGGCCCAAACAAAAGACCCCTAGCGAATAGGGGCCTTTTTTATTCCTGAGCTATCAAATCCGCGAATGTCTCAAACACGGACACCCCCAGGGTAAAACGAATCTCCATCCTATACCGTGTCCCCGCCGTCAACCCACTAATCGGTTTAAGCGTGATTACATCCCCAGTTGCCGTAGTGGATCCGCTTGGCGCAACCGTTGACGTGACATCTGCCCCGGCGTCGTTTTTAACCGTTAGCACCGGCGCGGTTGGACTGCTCCCCCAGGGCGTGGTCGTCAGGGTGTAGGTAATTGTCTCGTCAGCGCCCTGGTAAATCGGGCTCTCTATTATTTTCCTGGTTGTGTTATTCATTCTCTATCCCTCACTGTTAAATTTTGTGACCGGCTTTGCAGCGTAACCCCTGTCGACCGGCTGCGTAATGTCAGTCCCAACCCACGCGCCTGCAACGTCAAACTAACCACCTGAACAATCGCCAGTGTCACCGATTCGCTAACCGTGATAGTATCAGCGGTGGTAACATCAGAGGTCAGCGTGTCAGTGAATATGGCCGCCTCAACATATTCGCTAACCGTTACCGTATCCGCTGCGCTGCCATAAAGAGCCGGGTTGTCTGCCGTTATACTCTCACTAACGGTTATAGACTGCGCCTGGTCTATTGCCAGGTCAACTAATGCAATCGCCAGCGCCTCGCTAACAGTTAGCGTATCCGAGGCCGTAATATCCAGCCCGCCAACGCTGGCAATCGCAACCGTTAGCGCCTCACTAATCGTGATTGTCTCTGAGGCGATTATACTGATGGTAATCTGTTGCCCGGTTGCCTCAGAGAGCGTTACCGTCTCCGTCTGGCTAACCAGTGCCTCTAACAGTTGGCTAGTCGTCTCTGAGAGCGTCACCGTGTCCGAGGCGCTTGTATCCAGTCCGATTTCAAGCGTTACCGATTCGGTAATTGTAACCGAGTCGGTCATACTAATGACGACCCCACCGGCCACTACAACATTAACGGTTATGCTCTCAGAGAGCGTAATCGTCTCAACCGCACTAACGTTTATTGGTACTTGGAGAGTAACCGCCTCGGATACGGTGACGCTTTCTGAGGTACTAACCAGTGCATCTAATAGCTGCCCGGTTGCCTCTGAGAGTGTAACCGTCTCCGATTGGCTAATCAACGCCTCAAGCAGTTGGCTAGTCGCTTCTGAGAGTGTAACCGTCTCGCCAGTGCTAACGGTGCGGGTAATATCAAGCGCCGCCGATTCGCTAACTGTTACGGAATCGGTGACGCTGATGTCAATACTCCCAACCGCCCCAACGGATACCGCCAGCGCCTCGCTAATCGTGATTGTCTCTGAGGTGCTAACGGCTATTGATATTTGGAGAGTAACCGTCTCCGAGAGCGTCACCGTCTCCGCTTGGCTAACCAGTGCCTCTAACAGTTGGCTAGTTACCTCTGAGAGCGTGACCGTGTCCGATTGGGCAATCAGCGCCTCAAGCAGTTGGCTAGTTGTCTCTGAGAGCGTCACCGTGTCGCTAACGCTAATCAAGCTTGTTAAAACCTGATTCGTTGATTCGCTCAGTGTTACTATTTCCGAGGCGATAACCTGAGAATTATCAAGGGCAGTGACAATAATCTCTGAGATTGTTACCAGTTCTAAAGCGACAATAGTTATGACAACTTCTGGGGTGGCACTCTCGGAAAGTGCCACGGTTTCAGACTGGTTAATAGTGTGGACTAATGTTTGCCCCGTAGTCTCGGATAGCGTAACAGTATCGGATTTGCTAACCAGTATCTCAAGGAGTCGCCCCGTAGTCTCGGATAGCGTAACGGTATCGGATTTACTAACCGAAATATCCCCGGTCGCTTCAACCTTAACTTCGCTTGCCATACCGCCCCAGGATTCACTTGTGGCCCAAGACGCGCTCGCGGTCGTCTCGAATGCATCGCCCCGATACTGAGAAATAAGGCTTCGCAAGTGGCCCGCATTGCTAAGGTTGTCTAAAATTGTCCAGTTGGTTTGGCCCGTGTTGGTTTCGTTGCGGGGGTGCATAAAGGCCGAGATAGGCCGGTTGTCTGCCTGAGCAGGTGACGCCAATGTTACCGAGCCGGAAGTGCCTGTGCCGGTATTGGTCACTGGTGTTACAAAGGCGGCTGCAATACCACCTGATAAATCCAATCCCGTGATCTGGAAAAATTCAGCCGTGCAACCCAACTCGGTATTAGCCCCATAGTCGATTGTGGTTACGTCAGTGGTTGCCCCTGACGCCAAAGCTGCAAAAAGAGATAACCCATCCGGGCCGGAGCCAATTGACAAAGTTGACCCAATTTGCACCCAGGTGAGCGAATTGCCGGATATTGTTGGAGTGTCCGGCCCAGCCCCAGTGCGTCGATTGGTTATAAAAACACAAATCGCGCCCTCGGTGGGGGGCGTCCAGGAACTATTGGTATACGCTGTCCGGTTGACCGAATCGTTAATGTCCGGGTTGGCCGATGCTCCCAAATTTGCAAATGCTATTGCCATTATCTGAGCTTTCTTTCCAGTTGGGCCAGGTACATTTGGATATTATCAACCGGCATATCAGGGCTGATGTTGATTGTCCGGCTTTCGGCGTCATAGCTGGTATAGTGGATAAAAAATATCTCACCCGTTTTAATAAACTTGACCCGCTGCCCAGCCCTAACCCGGCTAACCGGCAACATCCCACCATCCTTTTTTCGTATCTCCCCGACCACCTGAAATGTGGCCCGCGTCAACCGGTCTTTGTGATATTCAATAAACCGGCTGCCAACATAATCAGCCACCGTTACCGCTGCATCATCTAATTTGAGGTAATAGTCCCGCTGGTATTCGTCATCTATTGAGGCCATGTCTTTTAGCGCGGCATTGTCTGTCCCTGTCCTATACATCAGCACCCCCCGTTCATCGGTGTAGCGCACGGTCACGCTATTATATAATCCGTCGCTTGTCTTTTCATAGGTCAGCCCCTTGAGCGAGTATTCGCCCGGATTAAGCTCATACTCCCAATCGCTAACGCTTTTGGCCTCAAACACAAAGCGCGGTTTGCCGTCAGCCGTGCCGGTTCTGTCCCACACCGAAGCGCCCCAGGTATTAAGCGCGGTATCCCCATAAGCAGCTATAGCCTCAATCACTTTGGCGGCATAGGTTGGTTCCTCCACCGCGTAGGGGTCTAGCACCTGGCCGGGGTCTCCCAGGTCAGTAAAGTCGGTTGAAATGTTTGCCCCTTTTTGGTTGACCAGTAATACCACGTCCTCTACTAGCTGCCCCTGAGTATAGGTAGGCGCGGCTATGGCCCGATGCCCGGCTTCATAATTGGTTTCAACCCGCAGATTGGAAATGTGAGCATAGTCGTTATTATCGTATAGATCATCATTCCAAATCAAAGCCCTGAACTCTAAAAATGAGGTTGCTCCATATGCAATAGTAACTATTTGGTTAATCCCACTACGTGGGGCGCTTTGGGACACCTGATACCATTCAACGCCGGGGGTGGGGGGGTGGTCTACCCCCGGCGGGTTTTGGCCGTTAATTAGTTCCAGGAAAAAATTCTCGCCAGACCGAATAAGCCAATCAAATGATACCCGCCTGATTGTACCGGTTGGCGTCTCATAGCGCTCCCGATAGGTTTCATATCTGACGCGGTAAATATCACGAGTGCCTAGCAAAATTTGGATAATGTTATCCCGCTTGGTATTAACAAACGAGGTTTGAGTAATATCAGTAGTCAACCCTTGCGGCCAGTGCAGGTTGTCAATCCCCTTGATGTCTATCCACCGTTTACGTAAATCTCTTTCCTCAAACAAGGCCCACCACCCGACGCACTGGACATTTACATATTCGTCAGCGCCAGCTTGGGTGATCGGCATGCTCTCAATCCGGCCCTGGTAGACTATTGTCCCATCATCCCAGATAATCACACCGTAGCTATTCTTGACGACCCACCCGGCGAACACGTCCATTCGGCGTACCCTAAATGAGGCCGTGCCAAACCCTTTGGGCCAATAGGTTTCCCAGGATATGCCGGTAGCGTACTCTATCGCCCCTTCCGGGTCATACACCTGGTTACCGCTTGTATCGTAAATCGTTATGTACTCTGTCATCAGCTAACCATTCCGCCGGGCAGTAGATAGCGCGGCGTTACGTAGGTTTTTATCTGCATAGTCGAGCTTTGCACGTATGTTAAGCCGCTGTCATACATTGCCAAAAAGAATAGATAATTATATTGGCCCGGCGTAAGCTGGATGTCCCCGTTTTTAATCAGGTGATACCGCTCACTTAGTGTGCTTGTGTCAAAAACATAAGCGGCGCTATCAACTATCGCCGGTTGAGTGGCGTTAATCAGCCAGGCCCCGGTAGCACTTTGACTGATTTGCATTGGCTCAGGAATTAACCAGAGATACAGCAAGCCAAACCCGTAACTAGTACCGGTTGTCTCAAGACCGTAAGCAAACGAAGTGACCGGCGTTTGATGACGACTGATAAACAGATCACCACAATCCATAATGGCATAATTGGCATTGGCCCCAACGGTGATATAAGCGCCATAAACTTTGCCCGCCGCCGTGTTGCTCAGATTGTAAAACGGCCTGAGCTTGACCCCGCTAGAGGTGACAATAGAGGCAACTACTTTGTATCGCCCCGGCAAAACATCGGTGACAATAAATGTACCCGGCGAAAATGTTTGAGTACCGGCATAGATCGTATTGACCAGACCATAGTAATAATAGAAATTGTAATCAGCCGGGGCAAACGTGGCTTGAGACGGTCTGATGCCAACGTAAACTATTTTGTCAGCGCCGATCTGTGACCCTAAATCTAGCGGATTAAACCTGATTGTCAGTTTGCTCGGCACGTCCCCGGCGATGCCGCCAAGCACCAGGTAATTGAGAATTGTACCAGCGCCATTATCATAATTATCAACAATGTTGTCACCATCGGGTGACAGGCTGTAGGGAGGTGGGCCCACTTTGCCGCCCCTGTTTTTAATCTGGTACTCCGCCGCATAGAGTGACCCCGCTTGCGTGGCCGTGATCGCCTCGTCAAATATCCGCCAGCCGTCGAGTATCACGTCAACCCCGTCTATTGTCCCGGTTGCCGGACAACCCAGGGCGATTGTACCGCCATCGGTCATAGTGGCCGCCGCGGTTACGCTGGCTATCTGCGAGCCGTTGGCATAGAGGCGCAAAGTGGTGCTGTCCTGAACCAAAATCACACTGACATTAGCACCATTGGCAATGCTAAAGCTGCTGCTGTTGGTCGTATAGGTTGTACCACTTACGATTTTGGTAATCGTAAAGCGGGTATTGGAGGCATCATAGATAATCCTAATCCTGTTGGATGCGTTGGCGTAGTAGTCGAAGATATCTTTATTCCCACTGGCCCAGGTTGCGTTGAGGCTAAACCAACCCGTTACCGCGAATTGGCCGGTTAGCCCGCTTGAGGTATAAGCCGGGTAGTGCAGTTTAGAAGATGAGCCGGAGGCGACTAGCACCCCCTTAGCGTGATCGCTCACCGCCCCGGCTGCGGTTGCTACCTGTTGAGGTAGCCCCTCCGGGTAAGCGCTGCAAGTGAGATTGAGAATAGCCTTTTCGATATTGCCGCTGGCTAGCATCCCTGATTTGTGCAGGCCGCCCGGCCATTGGGGAGCGTTACCGCTAAAAACCTCATAATAGTGGGATAGCTGCCCGAATGTCGGTGTTGGTAGGGATGACAGGTTATCAGCCCAACGATACTCAAGCCAAACCCGCTCCCCAATGCCTCGAACATTGTACAAATTGGCCTCAAGCAGGAATTGGTTTATTTGCCGCTGTAACTCAAACAGGCCCATCATAGAGCCGCTAACCAGGTCATAGTTTACCGTTAGTTTGGAATTGCCCCGGCTTTCGGCAAACTTTTTCTCCCCCTCAAACCTGATACTCTCGCCGCTCCATAGTTCAATCTGCGGGCTTGAGTTGGGAGTAAAGCCTTCACTGGATAAATAGATATGACCGTCTGCCCTATAAGCCAGGTCAAAAGTCCGGCTTGGGTTGCGCTTATCGTTACCGTAAATTAATCTTAACACGTGTCCTGCCTCTACTCCAATAGCCAGGAGTGAGACGGTTACATTAACCGAATCCCGTAATGTCGCCCTGGCCAGCCAAATAAATAGCGCTGAAATTATTCCTATTATCGAATCCGTAACCGTATCAACGGCGGCAGGTCTGGCAGTTGTAGGCACTGATACGGTGACAATCTCAGAGATTGCCCAGGCTAATCTTAATGATAACGCAATGCCGGGTGCGGATACGGTCACAATCTCAGAGGCGGTGGCGCTGATTATAGCCGCCAATACCGGCGTGGGTAGTGACTCAATCCTGGTTACAGATAGCGGTTGTTGTAATTGTCTCATCGTTAGTTGAGCCATTTGATGATATGCCAAAATTTATCATTCTGGCGGTTGTGTAGTCCAGCCTGTAGCCGCGCTTGTTTGAGGTTGGCCCCCATTTGGATAACAGATAACCCAGGTTAGCCGAGCTTTCCGGGGTTATTTTGGCGACAAGCGTCACCGCACTTCCGGCCAAATCGAGGCCGGTTTGGGCAGCATCGGTGATCGTCAGGTACTGGCTGGACGCAAACTCAAAATCTGCGCCGTTAGCGACTTTGACCACGGTGTTAATATCGGTCAAATCGTTATTATTGGCCGTGGTGTCTAGCCTGGTCGCCCCGGTTGCCTCGGTCAGTTTCCAGTACCCGGCTAACCGGCTGTCATCCTCATACACCATCGGCAAATCAGGAAGGCTGTCACTGACCGGGCCAATCTCGCTGCCGTTGTTATTGGCTGCCAGAGAGTGCAGCCAGAATGTACCAAATTCCTCATCACTATCACCGGCCCCGGCAGGGGTAGTAATAGCGCCCCAACCCATTTCATCGGTGGTGCGGGTGTCATTGTCCAGGCCGGACAATGAGCCTTGACTAACACCATTGATCCAGAGTTGGAACGTGCCGTTATTGGCCCCGGCGGATGAGGCCGCCGTCAATTGGAACTCTATGCGCTGGGGTGCGCGGGTAATAGCAAACCCGCTTGAGCTGCCGATATAGGTTTGTGTCCCGCCGTCAGTATCAGTCGAGGCCACAATGTAAAACGAGCCGCCGGTATAGCGCAATTCAATCCTGGTGTGCGGCGACCCTGACCGCCTCAAATTAGCAATGGTCAGATTGGTGCTGTTAGCCATCTGGAACAGATATGGTTCCAGGTAAAAGCGGTGTCTGATCGTAGCGGTGTTAGTTATCGTCTTGCGGATGTAGTGGGCAGTTGTGTCCTGTACCTTGACCGCTACCCCAAAGCCATAAGTCAACTCTCTGATCGGGTATAGGTTAATCTCACCGTCTGCGTCGACAAACGTAGTGAACATACCCGGCAAATAACCGCGCAATCCTGGCAACTCACCGAATAGATTTTGATTGGTTGGTTGGGTGGGTCTGGCTTCATAAGCGCCCATCGCGTGGGTAATTGGCCGGGGTAATTGGGCCAAATCACGAGACAAGGCCATATTCTGCCCGGCGTTAAGGAATGATGAGCTTGCACCTGGTACATACTCAGTATCGAATGCGGGGGTCGCTGAGGTTACGGTGTCATTGTTCCAGGCTGTTGGCGGGCCGGACGATACGCTAGGGTAGGTATTATGTTGCCAGTTGGCTTCACCGGTTATGGCGGTGGTGCTGCGGCTGTAAACGCCCCGATAAAAGATGTTGTTGCGGACGCGGGTATAACTGACGTCTGAGGATTGATTGACGTATAAATCGCCCGACCCACCGCAGATAATCGAGTTATTCTCAGCCACTACTCCATTGGTAAATGAAAAACTAATGCCAATAGCCGGGCCGCCGTTAGCGGTAGTGGGGTCGATAACCATATTGGAAATGAACCTGATATTTTCATTTCTAACCGAACCGCCCCCCTGCCCGCAAGATAATCCAACCCCGGAATCCCAAACTATGTTGTCAATAAAATCAATGTTTTGCGCCTCGACGTGACAACCAATAGCGCCGCCGTTACCAGTACCGCCGCTGTCCTGATTGGCAACGGTTGCATAGATACCATAACAACGGTTTCGGAAGACCAGCATCCCCCCAACCGACGCTTTTATGTCAACGCCGCTCTCGCCAACGTTGGTTAAAAAATCGTGCCAGTCACGTGACCCATAAGGCCGTGGCACAAACATAACGTTGTCATAAATATTGACATCGCTAACTGAGGTAATGCCGCTATCGCATTGATACCCGTCCGCGCCCATATCCAGGATATAATTTTTATAGATGCTGGCCGTGTCCATTCGGGTAGCGCAATAAAACCCGTGCGCCCCCGCCCCCCCGCTAATCCGTGTCCGGCAATCGTAAATGATATTACGGCGTCCAATGAAGTTAGTCACATTGCGGGCGTGGATAGCATGACTGGCGCAGTGCTTGACTACCATATCCTGAATAGTCACACCATCAACTATAGTCGTGGAACTCCCAACGCGGATACCAATTGTTGGACTGTTGGCAACAATGAAATTTTGGATTGTCCAGCCGTTAGCCATTATCCGAAATTCGGTCGTTGGGAGATCGACCGTCGCAGGGTTGTAAATATCCGTGCTGGTTATGGTGATCGTCCGGGCGCGGGTAATGTTAACATCCTGGTTAAATGTTGTCCCGGCGACAAGCAGAATCCTGTCACCGTTAGCGGCTGCGGAGGTGTTACAGGCGTAGTCTATAGTCTGCCATGGCGCGCCCGCCGTGCCAGCGTTAGCATTATTTCCGGTTGTCGGGTTTACGTAATAATCTACCACGTTACCTCAAAGCAAATAAAAAAGCCGGTATAATCTGTAGGATTACCCGGCTTTGTGTCACCCGTCTAGGCGTGTTGGCTATGATGATGTTGCCATACCGGGTTATCTTTCCTAGCTAAACGTCAGTGCAATGTCAACCACCCAGGTTTGCCCGGCTGATTTAGTCCCTTGTGCCGATACCACCCTGAGTAGATTGTCCGCCGCATCGCTGTTGCCACTTGCGACGGTAAACTCGTTCCAGTCATAGTTGCCCGTCCCGGTTCCAAACGAGGCCCGGAAAGTGACCGTCTGCCCACTGATAATCGGGTAAGTGGCGGACATAGCGACATAAGCTTTATTGGATGACGCCTGCAAGCCAGTCTGTGAGGCGGCGAATCCGGTTGTACTATCGCCAACTCCAATATAGGCGTTAGCGTTACTGAACGCCGTCTCCGCTCCCCCGGTCAACAGGTTTAGGAGCGAGGTGATTCCTTCGTTTAACAGGTCTGCCATTAGGTTTCCTCAATTCGATGAGTTGAACTTCCTCAGTTGTTTCAAAAGGTTGTTCTTCTCCGTCGTTATATTTTCGTATGGTAATCGTTACCGTGGCCTTGCCGGTGGTAATCATTAGTAACCCCTTAACTTACTCAGATCAGCATAGCCCCTAGTTAACCCTTTGATGCCTTGCAACAAGGCCAGCCGGTTAGTCCTGGTTTTCTTATCCTTGACCATTACCTTCGTCTTGTCAAAAAACCGGTCTATGGGCCGTTCCAGGCTCCTTAGCGCGTCGATAACCGCTTCAGGGTTATCGGCTATCATCTCTACTGCCTGTTGGTAGGCCCGGTATAATTCCAACTCGCCGGGCCGCCGTAACAGCGCCGGGTTAATCGAGTAGTCGCCATCTGATTTGCTAACCAATCTCGCACATCTGGAATAAGCTTTGAGCCAGGTCATAATTCACTAGCACCCCCTACCCGGCGCTGGGCTGCATTTGGTACGGAGGTCGCGGGGGGTGGGTTCATTGAACCAATTGAGCCGCCGGCGTTCTGTGCGTTCTGGTTTACCCGTTCTATCAAGCCGGCCATAATGGTGAAGCGCTGATTCAGAATATCTATGGACGGTAATGCCGCATCAAAAGCGCCTTTGATTTTAACCCCGGCTGTTTCAGTCGTACCGGCCAGGGTTGTGACGTGCGTTTCTGTTTCAGCGGTCGCCATTCCAACATCACCAGCGGCCACCTGCACCATCCCCACCGCCGCCGTGACACCCTCCGCGCCTAGTTCCTCTTTGACCTGCTGAATCAATTGCTCTTTGATTTGCTGCTGCTGTAGTTGTTGCCTTACCTGGTTTTTAATCAGCTCAACATCCCACAGTTGTGGAACTAACCCCTGTTGGAATTGGGTTAGCGCTGCCGTGGCTGCCGCTTGGAGTTGCCCACCGTCGCCCGACGTAATCGCGTTGGCTATAGGCTGCCAAAAAGTCTGGCCCTGAAATTGGCTTTGTAGTTGGGTTAGCCACTCTGAGCCAAACCCGCCAGTGGCGACGGTTGCCAACCGCCGCGCCCATTCGTCAGCGTGCTGCGCTCCGCCGGCGGCGTCTGGACTCCATACCTCATTTAGCGACGGTTGTAATTTACTCTCGATAATGCCGGCAATGTCGTCCGCTGCTTTGGTAAAACTCTGGGTCATTGCCCGACCCGCGGCGGTTGCGGCCTTGATCTGTTCTTGCTCGGTCTCTTTGGCCTGGTCGCGAGTAAATTGTTCTGATAGTTCAACGGTCTTGGTGCGACCCAGGGCCATTTGCCGGTAGGCGTCCGACTGGCGGTTGGTTTCAGGGTTAAAAGCGTACGCAGACGCCGCAGCGGCCGCGTCCGCTTGCGCTTGCGCTAGTTCTGCGGTTTTTTGAATGGCCCCAACAGATGCCATACTCATCGCATTAAGCGAGCTTACCCATTCGCCCGATGTTACAACAGCATCAGCCATTGTATTTTTTAGATTGTCGAATTCCTGTTCAGTTAAGTCCAGTTCGCCAGCCAGAAAGACATTAGATTGAGCCACCTTATCTATGGCCGCCTGATACTCGGCATGCGTATCGACATTTGATAAAAGCGCTTGCTGGAATGCCCCTTGGTCTTGGGCGGCGGCATCAGTAGCCGCTTCTAATTCGTCATAACTCTGAGAAGTTAAAATTGTCTGGGCCGCACTTGCCGCCATTGCTGATTCGTGCGCTTGAATAGCCGGTATTTGCTCACCTAAAACAACCTGCCAGGCTTTGGCCCCCTCGGTTAATTTGTTTAGGCCAGCGGTATAAATCTCTGTTGCCCCAGTCGCCTGATTCAGGCTATTTAGCAGGCTGCCAACCGAGGCCATAAAATTACCCTGAGCGGCGGCGGCAGTTGCGGCGGCTACGCTCTGTTCTGAAAGAGCGTTTTTATATTTATTTGACTGTTCAATAAGGATTTGTTTAAGGGCCAGTGATTTTGCTTCTTCGCTTGATAGGTTGGTTGTCGCCTCTATTTCATCTTGCTTGGCCTTAACCATCTGAGCCGTTAGCCCAAAGTTATTAAACAGTACCGGCGAACCACTAGACAACAACCGCACAAACAATTCTTGACTTGCCCCGGCGCTGGCGAAAACATTACTAAGTACAGTGCCCGCCGCCGCAAGGTCGGCTGCCTCTTGTGCGTTTTTAGCCAGTCCAGCGCCAAACAAAACCGATTGAGCTGCGGCCAGGCTTTGATCAGTTGCCATCCCCTTTGTGGCTTCCCGTCCTAATTCAAGCGCCTCGTTGTAGTCAGCTATCCCCGTGGCCGATACTTTTAGCGCATTGATTGCGTCCTCTTGCATCCGCCCGGCTTCGCTGGCGGCAGACGAGAAATCTATCAGCGCTTTGGTACTCAGGCCCAGGCCAAGTAAACCCAGGGCATTATTGAGGCTGCCAATAGATATAGCCGACCCCTTGCCTTTTTTCTCAAGGGCTTCCAAGTCGCGTTCTATATCCTTGATGCCGCGTCCCTGGGCGGTTGCCTTTATGATTAGTTCGAGTTCTTGCCTTGTTGCCATTTATGGAAGTGCCGTCAACTCATTAACTACGATAAACCGACCCGCCGTGGCCGCCGTCGCATTGTACCGGCCCAGGAGCGTGGCCTTGATGATGTCGTTGCCGTCCTGGTCGCCGATCTTATCAAACTTCTGCCAACGCCCAACCAGGTCAATGATAAAGCGCTTGGTGCTGTAGGTTGTGCCAGGCGTTCCAAGAGCAGAGCCGGTGAAGTCAATCCGTACCGCCCGCGCGGTCTGGTTACGCCAGGCCGTCTTTTCTGCGACCGCTGAAGCGTCGTGCTCAAAGGTGATGTCCAGCGTCACTTCCATTCCCTGCCGTTTTACGAATGAAAAATAGAGCTGCCCATCCCCGGTAAATACCGGCGTTAAGCCAGTCGTTACCTTCAAGTCCATTTCAAGGAACGTGTTAGTAAGTTGAGCCGTAGCCGGGTAGGTGCTGGTCGCGTTGACGTACAACCTCCCCCGGCTAAATAGGATGTCCTCAATCGTGGGGATTGAAATAGCGCCGGTGTAACTGGTATTTGTTACCTGCCGCCCCCGCCAGGTCGCGCTCATCATCAGGGCCTCACCGGCTTTGCCCTTGATGCCGAACTCAGTACAAATGGCGTATTCCATTTCTTCGGCCTGGTTGTCGTCCCCGGCTTCAATGGTATACGTTTTCCAATCGCCCTGTGTAGCCGTGGGGATGGTGTAGGTATAGATGTAGTCCGAGCCGGTTCCGTCTTGCGCCGGGGTCTGGCTATCTATACCGCTTTCCAGGATATAGGGGATTTGTTCAAAGGTAGCTTCTATATCGTTAAACTGGATTTCACCGGCCAGCTTGGGGATATAGTTGCGGTCTAGCGGGTTGGCTAAACCTACGTCTTCTTCCGGGAAAACAACTTCCCGTGTATCTTCCATTGTACCCAGGCCGCGCCATAAAGCCGTGGCTGCTACCGCTGTGCCCGCCACGGTTTCCAGGCCCATTTGAATTTTACGAAGTGCTTTAATACCTGCCATAGTGATCTCCTACATTTTTACGTATTTAGTGCCGTCCCAGCCTGATCGAATCTTGACCGGGATTTGGACCGTCCAACCTAGCAGTACCAGGCCGGGGTAATATTCAATGTCGCCAAAACGGGCAGTGATACTCTCGCTGACCGTGTCAACCGTCCCGGCAAGCCGGGCGTTGGTGTCAGCCAGAAGCTTATCTTTGATTAGCTCACCGTAACCCATTACGCTTTGAATGTCCTGCGGCAGCGATTTGCGCGGCACGTAGACCCCCACCTGAATAGTGTGCAGCCCGCGCACTTGACCGCCGCTCTCTTTGTTCCAGGTCGCTTCCGTTACCTGCCCGATGAGTACCGGGTACATTTTTGGGTCTTCCGGCGGGTAGTTAGGCGCATTACGCAAACCGGGAATGTCCCGCAGAATTGAGAGTACCGCTTGCACCGCCGCGTCTATTTCGCCAGCCATCAGCCTAGCCGCTCCGATGATTTGATTTCTTCTTTAACCGATATACCCAGGGTTGGGGGCCTGCCCTCGTTTTGTGGGGGAGGCGTTATCATCGCCTCAAGTACCTTGATGGCCTCTTTGATCGGCTTGCGCTGTTCCATCAAATCAGCTACCCCAAACATACTGGTACTAAGCTGGATTGATTCAAGTTTGCGCTGTAACTCCATTATCGCGATTGCCAGGGCTTGATCGTTTGTCATGGGTAGCTGCTCCCATCCGGGTTAATGTGCCGGCAAAAAATAGAGGTGTCAACCAAAAAAGGATACTCTTTGTCAGCAAACTCCGTCCAGCCGGTTTTTTTGAAATAGTCCTCTTTCATCACCCTGGTACACCAGGCCAGGTCGCTTGTCCCCTGCGTGGTGTTGTACTGGCCGCTTTCCGGGTCGTACCATAATGTGGCCGGGGTATTAAATACTCGCCTGGTCACAGTGCCTCTTAGGTTGTACTCCGGGCTGTCATCCCACATCGCCTTGATGAGCGAGTAGTGGATTAAGAGGCAGCCGGTGGGCACTCCATCCGCCCAAACCTTGTCGCCCATCTGGAAATCAACGTGGACGCTTGTTCCCCGGCCCCGAAAAATTAACGGTTCGCTTGGCTGCGCCCGGCTAAAATAAAGGCCGCTAACAACCGGCGTCTTTTCGTCGCGCATATACTGATTAAATTTGATAAAGGCGTCCGGTGGTAAAATAACATCGTGCTCCAAAAGTAACAGCCATTCAAAATCCTTGTCAATCATCTCTTTGATTATCAGGTTTTGCGCGTCTGCTACCTGATACCGAAGTGGGATATACGAGTTAAAATATTCGAGCATCTGCACTTGTGACCAGTTCATTGGGATAATTTGGCCGTACCGAGCCTGCACCCACTCTATTCTTACTAGCCCCGTTGTAGCTGTGCCAATCAAAAGCCGGTTGACATAACCGGGGTCGCCTGAGTCCTTCACGATTGTGCGGTAGGCCCGCACCGGCGTGGTTTTACTCATAATAGGATTTGTCCTCTCTCCGTTTCTGTAAAAGCACTTCCATATTTCCGGCGCAATCCCAGGACAGATGGATTATTTTCCAGGGTTTGGGCCGGTAGATTTTGTACAAATACCCCTGTGTGTTTGGCTCCAGCGGGTCAAAGTAAGCCCACGTTACCTCGTTGCAAAAATTGATATGGGTCGGGTCTTGGTACATCCCCGGTGACGTGGCGTATGGCATAGACAGGGCCAGTTGCCCCTCGACTTTTAGCACCCGCCAGGCTTCATTCATCCAATTGATAAAGCCAAACCGGGCCGGGTTGACGTGTTCCACCACGTGTGAGGCCATCGCCCGGATAACGCAATCGTCCGGTAAAGGCCAGGGAAAGACTTCAAAATCGTGAACTATGTCAACCGTGGGTAAGTCCCTGACATCCATCCCCACAAAATTGGGTTGCTTGTTGTAACCGCACCCAATGTCTAACTGAATCCCGTTATTTTGTTGTAAAAGTTCCGTTATGGGTTGTCGCATCTACGCATCCTTTCAAGTGCGTTCTATACGGTCTGCCCCGGATGGTCTGGGCTTCGATGTACCCAGCCTCCACCGGTATTAACACTTTGATTAAAGCTAACCCCTCGGTTGAGCCGGGATAATAGGCCAGGCATATCGGAGTAATGTCTACCCCGTTATGAGTAACCCTTATCCCTGGTTCAACCGGCGTTAGAAACAACATTAGGCAAACGTTATGTCATAGGTAACGTTGACGTTCTGGTTTGTGGCACAGGATGACGAGGTGTAGGTGTTGCCGGCAAACAGCGTCCCGCCCGATGAGGTAGCAAATAGGCCAATGTTGCTCAGGTTTTGGGTGTTGGTTACAAAGCTGGCCGTGCTGTTAAAGGTGGCCGTGAACCGAACTGTCTTTGACGTGCTTGACGTTGCCGCAGTGACCGCCGCCCGGACAACCACCTCACCGTTAAGGGTTGTTGCCGCTGCGCCCGGCACAGTGCCCGACCCTAACGCCGCGTGGGTGATTTGGCTTGAGCCGGAAATAGCACCAAGCAACTTTGCCAGCATATTATTAAAGCCGTCATTTGTCACTTGGTTTTCGTTCCAGCCGGAATCACCGGCCAAAGTCCCATCCGGGTTTACGATGTGTAAGCGGTAAAAGCCGCGTACCCCCATTTTATCTATTGCTTGCATGTTACGCTCCATTCCAGGGACTATCTATTTTTTTGGTAATTGATTTGGTTAATTCAGGTATATCTTTCTCGACAATTGGCCGGGCTTGCCACCATCGCCCCGCGTGCATCCAGGCTTGCTTTTCGCCTACTACCCAGGGCGCATACCCGGCGTTGTTGCTGATCTTGACCGCCGCAGAACCGATAACCGAGGATGACCAGGAGCGACCAAGTTTGCCCGTCCGCTTGTAGCGCTGTTGGGGTCGGGGCGGTGGGTAGGCCGTGTTTTGTAATCTATCGGCCTCATCTTTGCCCCACTCTTTAAGCTCAGGCGTTATGATATTAGCATCCATTGCAATGAGTTTAGCCAGCTTTGCCCGAACTCTCGCCAGCCCTTTGATCTTAATTTCGATGGTTGCCATTAGTAGACTAGCCTCGTTGGGACTGCGTCAAGCATCAGCATAAACTCGCCATCTTTTTTAAGCGAGGCCACTACCGCCAGCGTCCCTAAATCCGCATTGCCGGACACCCCGTAGACCAGGTCGCGCCGGCCCCATAACCGCATACTACCCAACAAACAAGCCTCAGAGATCTCCTTTGGCACGGTTGTGCCGTAACCAAAGGAGCCAACTATTTCAACCGCCCCGTCATAACTCGGAAACAGATTTACTCCATATGGGCTTTTGATAATCTCAAGATAGGGATTGCCAGACACACCGCCGTTAAACGGGAACAGCCGGTAATCAGTTGTAGCCCAGGTTGTCTCATAGACCATATCGCCGTCATCATCGGTTTTCAGACTGGTCAGGCTGATAAGGTCGTCTATTTTAACCCGGTGCTGATTGTCAGCCGTGTAGTACCTGGTCGCCGTGGTCATATAAAACACCCGGTTTTTGATGCGGTCAATCGCCCGGCTAACTCCCTCAATCACGCTCTCAAGTGCCGCCTCGTCTGCATCTTCACTTTGGGCGTCAAAATTGGAGCTAAACAAACGCGCCTTGAGTTTGTCAACTGTGGTATAGCCGTTAGTAATGCCCATTATCTGCGTCCCAGGCGTTTCGGAGATTGTGACAATATCAGAAACGCTAACCGTCATTTGTCAGATTTCTTTGTGACTTTGGCTACTGCCACTGCCGCTCGTGTCTCACCGACCTTGACCGCATACCCGCGTTCTATCAGTTGGTCAGCCGCGTCCTCGCTTACATCATCCGGCACTGCTTTTTCCTCATCCGGCCAAAAATCGGCGTTATTGTTAAGGAATCCGCAGTAGTGTCGTACCATTTTTATCTTCATAATCACTCGCTTCTGTAATAGATGTCAACCGTTACGGCCGGCGTTGCGGCGGTGGTCTGGGCCAGCGTTACCGTAAATTGATCGGCTGCCGGGTAGGGCATAACTACCGGCCTCGTGCCGTCATATGTGCGGGCCGTGCCGCCGTTATCGGTTAGTATCACGCTAGGATAATAGGTAGCATCGGTAACGCTATCGCTTTTGGTAACTACCAGAGCGGCCACCGACTCGTTAGTTTGGCCGATGGTAATATCCGTAGTGGTAGTTAGCGTGCCGTAGTCAACATCTATCCTGAGCACCTGCCCATTGATAACCGCTTGGGTGGTGTTACTACCACTGGCAGACCCTTCTACGCCAGTGGTAGTAACAGTTACCCGCTCTCGTTTAATGATCGTGGCTTGGGGTGAGGCGCTAACCCTCTCTAGAGGGTAAACCGGTAAAGTCGAGATAGCCAGAGCGAGAGCGATAACGACCAGGGCAAACAGCACAGCGGCTTTCATTAGGGATTAGTCCCGCACACCTGATAGTTGACTACCGCGCCGGCGGCATTGGCCGCCGGCGTTGCCGCCGCATTTCTGACCGTGATCGTAACTATTCCACTGCCGGTAATCGCTCCACATGTAGCCGAATCGCCGGTAACAGATTGTAGATTACAACCAGCCCAAGTTGGCGTGGTAATTGCCGTTACGGTGGAGGTGTATGACACGGTATCGGTGATCGTGGCGCTTGAGCGCAAGCAGGTTTGATTAGGCGTTGGGTTGCCAAGCACCTTACCGTAGACTGAGCCGGACGTCGCTACAACCTTAAACGAGGGGGTCAGCGTCGCATTAGGCTGCCCCGGATAAACCAGGATATTGCTACCCCAGGACTCCACACAGGCCGTTGCCTCAAACCGGCAAATGATAGCCGTCGCGCTTTGAGAGAGTACCGGGCCAAAGGCCGCCAGAATAAACACAGCGGCGATAAGCCCGGTAGTTATGAGAGTTAATTTAGTTTGTTTGGTCATTTTATTTACTCCATAAAGGGGGAGAAGGCTCCCCCCATACTAGATTCAGTCTATATTCAGACTAGATTTAGCCGACGATGGTCATATCGTAGCCGTAAGCGGCTGCGGTTGTTCCGTTTGGCATAAAGGCCAGCCGGAAACTGGCTACAATGTGCTGAGTGTCGGAGGCGATCTCTACCAGGCCCCGGCTGGGGACTTCAATAGTGATACGCCGCCCAAACCCAACTAACCAGCGGTCAGGCCGTACCAGGAGAAACGCGCCTTTGGTGTTGCTGCCGCCGGTGTTGTTGATATAACCGCTGCTGTCAGTCTTGGCGAAGCGGTCACTTA